TTCCAAAAGATTGCAAAGGCGAAATGTGGCCCGATATATCCGTCCTCGAAGCAGCTGGCTACTCTATATACAACTCATTTCTCAAGAAAGTTGAGACTGGGCGTACTGTAGAGACAGACAAGCGTGCCAAAGAGAAGTTCCTAGCTTGCAATCGCAAGTGTGGGACTTGGAAACTGCCGAGTCAATATGACTCGAGAATCGAAACTCTGCTTGGCGAAGTAAGACGCGCCATGTATGAGTTTTGGTTCAAAAATGGAGAACCGCTACCACACCACCCTTTTGACCTTCTTGTTGAAGGCTCAGTAGGTCCTGGTGTGAGCATCGGTTCTGAAGGGAATAGCTTTTACGCTAAGCTCTTCAGTTCCCCATTAACGTGCAGTGATCCTTCCTTGTACAGCTGGTACAGTCGTTACATAAAAAGCTTTCCAGAATGGCAGAATGCGGAGAACATCCGCGCTGCCACTTATGGAGCGGCCTCTGTGCGACCAGGCAACCGTCTTAGCTTCGTACCAAAGAACGACGAGATTTCACGATGCATCTGTATCGAACCGACACTGAATACAATCTTTCAGTCCGGATTCGGTAAGATTCTAGAACGCCGACTTTCCGAGAGATTTGGCATCTCCCTGGCCAGTCAGCAGTTCCTAAATCGTGATCTCGCATGGTACGGGTCTATTGATGATGATGTGGTCACTATTGACCTCTCGTCAGCATCGGACTCGATTAGCCTCAAAATGTTAGAGTGGTTACTCCCCAGAGACTTCTTGGAAGTCTTGAAGAAGTATCGCTCGACATCGGTTGAGGTTAAAGACCATGGCACAGTTCCACTGGAGATGGTTTCTACGATGGGAAATGGTTTTACATTTCCCTTGCAGACCGCTATCTTCAGCTGTGCTGTCGTCGCCGCTTTCCGCTTTAGGGGAATACCCTATAGTGTTGGCGGTACTCGGTACCTTTGGGGAGTTAATGGAGATGACATAGCTTGTCCCGAGCTTCTCGCTCGAGATGTCATCGACCTCTTAACTATCCTTGGGTTCCAAGTTAATGACGACAAGACCTTCGTCAAAGGTCCGTTCCGGGAATCGTGTGGACATGACTACTTTTTAGGTAGAAATATCCGCGGAGTATACGTAAAAAGCTTACGTACTCCAGCTTCCCGCTACTCTGTAATAAATCTACTGACACAGTTCTCGACAAGAACTGGATTAGTCGTACCGAAGACTTGGAGCGCCTTACTGCAAACAGTAAAGTTTCTCCCTGTACCTCGATATGAAAATATGGATGTGGGTATCCAACTACCTCTATCAATTGCACGGCCGTACTTGCAGTGGCGGAAAGATCTATACTCGTATGAGTATCGATACCTTCATGCCGAGCCCGTATACTGTGTAATCAAAGAGGATAGAATTGTCGTACCAAAATCCTGTCAGCACTTACTATTCAACCCTAGCGGGTTGCATATAAGCTTCTTACAGCGTAGTATCCATGGTAGTAAGATCGGGGTTCGTGAGGACCACGTTCGATATACC